GGCTGGAAATCTAACACTAATTCGGGTGTACCTGCTGATGCAGATGGTATGGTGTTATTAGTTTCGTGACTATATGCATTTGCGGTATTCGTACGGGTGGCTTGACCAGCTGCATATAATTCTTCTGCTGTAGGGCCGCCGGCGCTATTTCGGCCTCGATTACCTGTATTTAATCCATAGTATCTACTAGACTGATTTCCTTTACCTGCATAGAAATCTTCGAGTGAGGTATCATTTGAACTTGCCATATTAACTCTTTAAAATATTAGTTGGAATATAAATTTCTAATCCTGCTACAAAATCTTGTATAGGGTCATTGATGAGATCTGGATTTCTTACAGCAAATACCCACCATAATCTAGGCGTGCCGTATTCGGTGTTACTCATTAAATCCGGCCGTTGGTCAAAGGCAGGTGGAATCCTAATAAGCTTATCAAATTCGCTTTTAGGGACAGGGCGCGGGACCATGATATCTAAATACCAATCTGTAATCGGAGTTGTTAAATATTGGCTGGTATCTTTTGAATTTCTTGCCATTAAATATATCCCTTATTGTAAAGTTTACCCGATCTAAAATCATCAAGATTAAATTCATTCCTAAGATCAATCGGTATATATTGAGTATCCAATTCTAGAGATACACTTAAATGCGTAGGGACATACGAATAGCCATTACTATCTGTAGTCGACAACGAGACACCTATATTCCCTGAATAATCAGTAGAACTACCGGTATACACCGGTACATAATCAAGCGTTGCATCATACGTGTAGTCGAAATTTTTTATAACTACTGGTACATTATTGAACTGATATTGTCCCAGATAATTAAAAATTAATACAGGTGGTGGAGTACCTGCCTTATTATACGGATTAATACCGAAATAAGATTTCGTAACGGAACGGAAGAAGTGTAACACCGCTAATAAATACAATGCTTCATCGTTAGATTGTGCAGTGAACTCAGCAGTAATGCCGATTGGTTTTGGATAAGACCTTATGTATGCATTATATCCGTAGTTAGAATGAATAAAACTCGACGGGTCGTAATCAACAACGCTACCTGTTGTAACTGAGGGAGTGTACGGAAATAGTACACCATTAGTGGAATATAATGGATAAAGCAGATTACTATTGTCACGTGGGCCGAGGACGCTGGACGCGCCACCGGATTTTGGTTGCAGCCTTGCTCTAAAATCTTGTTGTGGCATATGTATATTCCCTTTATTGCTTATTTATCCTGGTCGTAAACGGCTACTTTTATAACGAAACCCTTGACGATATAACATAAAGTTGCTATAATAGAAGAAACCCTGTTTAGGAGAAACTAATGACAGAATTTCACGAAGAAGACAATGATGAGGAAATTGAGACACCGGTTGTTGTGTCGGTATTCCCAGCTAAGAAAATTAATTACCTAAATAACAAGGACATGCTAAAAGAAATTCACCGAAGCAAAAATACATTTAGTGAATATACTGATCCAAAGTACGGAGATTATGATGTTATTGTCGAGACAGTAGATGAAATCATTCTCCCGGAAACAATCGAAAAAGCCAAGGCAACTCGCGCTGCAAGACTTGCAGCCATTGCATATGAAGCTGCATTATTAGCCGCCGGTGTTGTGTCAAAAGCAGACAAACCAAGATTAGCAGAATACAAGATTAAACCAGATACAATTTCAATCGATGACTTAGTATTTCGTGTATTGGGGTTCGATCATATACCGTTGGCGCCAGGAAGAAAGAAAAATCCGAAATCTGTAGCCGACAACTATGTTAAATTAAATTTTTATCCGTTCAAACACTATATACTTGAAAATAATATTTCAGTCGAAGTTGGTAGATCGCACTCAAAGAAAGGTAAATTTAGTTTAGAACACGGATCTATCACAAACAAACTTGCCAAGATGTTTATCCTGATGGTGAACAAATATGGTCAACGCGGTAACTGGCGCGGATATACTTATTTAGACGAAATGAAAGGTCAGGCATTATTGCAACTTGCACAAATGGGACTTCAATTTGATGAATATAAATCAGATAATCCATTCTCATATTACACAGCAAGCGTGTCTAATAGTTTTACTAGGGTATTTAATTTAGAGAAGAAGAGTCAGGATTTGAGAGATGACCTATTAATCGACAGTGGCGCAAGTCCGAGTTTCTCAAGACAATTAGCATTAGAAGGTGAAATTAGACATCTTAGAGAAGAAGCCCAAGACGCTGCAAAAGATGACACAATCTAATCTATTTGAAAAGGTTATTTGCTTTACTGATATCCATCTAGGACTTCGACACAATTCTAAAGAGCATAACGAGGATTGTCTAGACTTTACTAGATGGCTCATCAATGAGGGTAAGGCAAAGGGTGCAGAAACCTGCATCTTTCTTGGGGATTTTCACCATCATAGAAATCAAATCAATGCACAAACATTGGATTTTAGTATAAAGCTATTATCTATGTTAAATGATGCATTTAATAAAGTATATTTTATGGTAGGTAATCACGATTTATATTTTAGAGAAAACCGCACAATTACTTCTATGAAGTTTGCTACATTATTTCCTAACATTGTGTTAGTTGATAAACCTATCATAATTGATAATGTCGCACTAATTCCATGGCTGGTAGAAGAAGAATGGAAAGCAGTATCTAATATTAAATCTAAATATATGTTCGGGCACCTGGAATTGCCAGGGTTTAAAATGAATGCAATGGTAGAGATGCCGGATCACGGCGAGCTGAATGCAGCGCACTTTACTCACCAAGATCACGTCTTTTCCGGGCATTTCCACAAACGACAGACAAAGGGTAAAGTCAGTTACATAGGTAACCCCTTCGGGCATAATTTTGCCGATGTTTGGGACTTCGAAAGAGGAGGAATGTTCTTAGAGTGGGACAAAGAACCAGAATTCTTAGATTATTTGGAGGGGCCGAGGTTTATCAATATCAATTTATCTGCTCTATTGGCCAACCCGGATATACATCTCAAGCCTAAGACATACTTACAGGTAGTATTGGACGTTGATATCACATACGAAGAAGCCATATTCTTACGAGAAACTTTTGTCAGCCAATACGATGTTAGGGAATTTAAGATAATTAAAAATCGAGAGGAAGATCTTACTAAGGATTTTTCAGGCGATATTACTATGAAGACTGTAGACACAATTGTTTTAGAACAATTAGCAAATATAGATAGTGATGCATTTGATGCTGCAAAACTAATCGAAATATACGATAGGTTATAATAAATGTCATTAATAATTAGTGGATTAACAATTAAAAATTTTATGAGTATTGGGAATATTACCCAATCCATTGACTTTAGTAGGGATGATTTAGTTCTTGTATTAGGGGAAAATTTAGATCTCGGCGGAAACGATAATAGAAATGGCGTCGGTAAATCTACTATCGTGAATGCCTTAAGTTATGCATTATTTGGTGTTGCGTTAACTAATATTAAAAAAGATAATCTTATTAATAAATCTAACATGAAAAATATGTTAGTTACTTTAAAGTTTGATGTAAATGGTGTAGGGTACACAATCCATCGTGGAAGAAAGCCAAATATATTTAAATTTATAGAAGATGGAAAAGAAGCAGACGATGCTGAAGACAAAGATGTTAAGGATGTAGACGAGGCTCAGGGAGAAGGTAGGCACACACAAGAAGAAATTGTAAGAATTATTGGTATTTCGCACGATATGTTTAAACATATTCTTGCACTTAACACCTATGTTGAACCATTTCTTGCTCTAAGATCAAATGACCAACGAACAATCATCGAACAATTACTTGGTATCACTAAGTTATCTGAGAAGGCTGAGAAATTAAAGGATGAGTCGAAAATCACCAAAGACGAGATCAAGGAGGAGGAACTCCGTATTGCAGCAACTTCAGCAGCTAACAAGAGAATTGAGCAAAATATTACCGGGTTGGAAGTCAAATCATCTTCGTGGGAAAAGGAGAAACAGAGAAAAATAGACACATTGCAGTCATCTATTATGGCGTTGATGTCTGTTGATGTCGATAACGAGATTATTCTACATAAATCAAAAAAGGAAGTTGAAGATCTTACGTCTGAATATAGGTCGCTAACAAAGGAACTTTCGTCACTTGAAAAGAATGTAACAGATTCTTCACGTTCTGTAACCAGAATATCAACTATATTAGTATCGTCTACAGAAAAAATCTGCCCTACGTGTAGTCAGGAAATGGATAAAGCAACGCACGAAGAAGTACATAACGAATACATGATTCAGAAGGCTGAAGCTGAAAAACGACTTAGTGAATTTAGTTTAAAAAGGGATGATGTATCGGCTCTGGCATTATCAGTGAAATCAATAATACCAGTACTACCAGACACTTTCTACGATACAATAGATGAGGCATATAGTCATAAAACAACATTAACTACTTTAGGTAATAGTTTAGAAAGTGAATTAGCATCTGAAAATCCGTATATTGATCAGATTGAATCACTAAAGAAAGATGGCCTGCAAGAAATAGACTTTGACAAAGTTAATAAGCTTGTAGATTTAAGAGAGCATCAGGATTTCCTCCTAAAATTATTAACAAATAAGGATAGTTTTATTCGTAAGAAAATTATTGATCAAAATCTTTCATATTTAAATCATCGTTTAGCACACTACCTAAGTGATATTGGATTACCGCACGGTGTTAAATTCAAATCCGACTTAGAGGTAGAAATCAGTATGTATGGTAAAGAATTTGACTTCGATAATCTAAGTCGCGGAGAAAGAACACGGCTGATATTATCCTTGTCGTGGGCATTTCGAGATGTGTATGAATCAATGAATGATAAAATTTCGCTGCTCTTTATTGATGAATTATTAGACAGTGGATTGGATGCGAGCGGTGTTGAATCGTCGTTGGTTATTCTCAAGAAGATGACAAGAGAGAATAAACGTAATATTTTCCTAATTTCGCACCGCGATGAATTAGTGGGCCGCATCACAAATGTGTTGAAAGTTATTAAGGAAGGTGGGTATACTACACTGGAAACCACCGATACGCAGATTTAACTGCGAATATCATTGCTTTTCGATGTGAAATGTCTGTATACTAAATGCTGCGATGTATACGCAATTAGGAGAATATTATAAATACAATTATTTCAAACGTCCCGGCATATTTTGACATTTTTGAAATGTCTCAGGAAGAAAAAGACAAATATATAAAGCAAGCAGCATTAGTAAATGTCTCATTTAGTTCTCATATTGCAGGTGATCCATCACTATCACTTGCGTTTTTTGATCACTTGTGGCCATATGCATATCCGAGATTTGACAAGATACCATTTGCTAGAAAATTAATTAGATCTCTAGCAAAAGACGGTATTGTTAATGCAGGACTACTGTTGGAAAAGGCAATTTCTAGAGTCGGCAAACTTAAAAGAGACTCGACTGTTGGCCGAGATTTTGTTGATTTATCGGATGCTAAATCTGTTTCTGTCAGATTTCACGATGGCAGATATAGTGCTGATGTTAAGAATATAAAAACAAAACAGGGGGCATTGCGCATTCTATGTTATGAGCGCAATCAGGGTAAGTTTTATTACTTTATTGTTCCGGCAAAATATAATCCAAAAACGTCAATAGAGATCCCGTTTGACTTAAAGGGCAATCCATATAAGCAAGGAAGCGGCTGGTGGCGGTTTCAAGTGTCTACATTCAATGACTTATCTGGAAAAGTATGATAACCATAGATTTATTAACACTAGACATATTTAAAGCCGACAATTTTCTACATGTATGCAACATATGTAGAGTAACATCAGATGCTAATATGTGGAATTATGAAAATATAGATGAATCTATTATGTATGATTCACACGGCGGATGGGTTTATGTAATAGCATCAAATAACATAGTAAAGAAAATAGGCGAGACTGGTTTACCCTTGGGCATAAGACCTAAACGAGGTGCACAACCAATAGGTGGAACTAAAGCAAGGTTGGCTAGATATAGAACCCATAAAGATGAACATCGTGAAGATACTGATCATTGTATTAGGAAATCGCTAGAATCTAATATATCAGCAGGCGAAACAGTTTCTATATGGGCAAGAAAATGTGTTAATCCAGACTCTGACGTATTGATATTCGGTGAATTATGTAAAATAGCAACACAGTTTCATAAAATAGTTGAAAAAATATATCTAAAGACAATATCTGAAGAATTTGGCGAGTTACCGCCCTTGAATAAATTAACTGGATGATATATGTTTTACTAAATCAATATTCATTTGTTTAGTCCAAAAGTCGTCCCAGCTTGTGAAGAACCAACCCTTGTAGTGTATTGCGCGATCGGATACAAATCCTAAATTCTCCTGGTACACTACCCATTTATCTTTACGGCTAATCTTAATTAAAATTAAGTTCAAGTCACCCTCATCCTCGACATCGTGTTGCTGTGCAATCCATGAGTCGAGGATTTTCACGTTTGTAGTCCATAATTGGTGAAACGGAAAATCTGCATAAGATTTACATTCTATATTCCAGTGTTTCCATGCTTCTGGTGGATGAATATCCCCTTTCTTACCCTGTAGTTGAGCAGCATCAATAGTTGTCTTACGAAAATTATTTTTACCACCCACAAATGCACCAGATGATGGTATCCTAATAAATGATTCATTATATGTGGAAGATAGAAATTTAGCTACTTCTAATTCCCAAGAATTCCCTTTGGCTTTTGATTTAGATGGCATTATAGTCCCTTTTTACTATTTATCTAGTAAATAGCATAAAAGAAGGGAGAAATGATATGTACACAGTTGCATTTGAATCAGCTATAAATCATGCCATGCTTTACGAAGTAGGTGGGCACTGGGATCTTTCAGCACCGGGTGCTGAAGAGGGGTTAATTGACACAAGGGCACATAGATCTGCCTGCGGGTATACAAACGACCCGGATGATAACGGCGGCGAAACAAAATACGGTATTGCTAAGAATGCAAATCCACATGTCGATGTTACAAACTTAGATTGGGAAGGTGCCAAAGCAATATATTACAGTAATTACTGGCTAACTAGTAAAAGCAATAAAATGGATGGTCGGGTTGCAGCATTGCAATTTGACGGTGCTATTAACCACGGCGCAGGACAGGCATCTAAATTTATACAGCGAGCAATAGGTGTTAACGACGACGGCGCAATAGGGCCTGTAACCCTTGCAGCAATGGCGCAAATAGACCCAATTGAGCTATGTAATGCAGTGTGCGACATGCGTGTTGAGTTTTACCACAACATCGTAGCCAACAAACCAAAACAAGCAAAATACCTAAATGGGTGGTTGCGCCGTGTTAAAGAAATGCGAGAATTTACTACAGATTTAGCAAATAATTTCTAAAATACAATATACCAAAATAACAAAAGGACTATCTATAGTCCTTTTGTCTTTTGTGTTCACGATTATTTGCCCATTAAGGGCATCTCAGCTAAAATAGTGTAACAACATAAAGTTGTTCATAAAAACAAAAGCACAATATTATAGATAGCAGGGTTGACTCGCCCTGTGAACTTTTAAAGCCAATTGAGTATAGGTTATAAACCCAAATCACAAATAAAACTACAGCAATAAAATCAAATCAAGTTAAGAAATTTTTAATCTACATTAGTGTAATGCAGCTTCAGTGCATATATCGTGTCGTTCAGAATAGGGCGCAACAGGTAGGTCCGTTGGGTAGACAATGGCAAAATCATATGAAAACAACCTACGTTGTGAGTAAGATGATTGAGTTTAAGTTTGTGGGAGGTATGTGAAAACAGGGTATGGCCTCCCAGGTGCGTTATCATTGGTTATAAGTGGTAACAATGCATTGAGTCTGTATGGTGTTACAACACCTTAGGCCCCTTCAGGAACGCTTTAATGCGATAGTTGACATAATCAATCCAACACTATGAAATTTTCCGATATAACAGTCTGCGACGCCGTCAAGGTTTCCAGTATCCAGGTTTTGGATACCCTTGGTCTGACTCCTCCGTCAAGTATTTGAAGACAGATTATTATTCTCTTAAATATCAATACGAACAAATGCGAATTGAGTTTACGAAATGAGTGATTTGTGATGTATTTGGTCTGTAAGACCATTTATGTGAACTACATCGTTTTTCTTATATATTCTCTTTAATAGCTTTGCTGACTCTGTATTAGCAATTAAGGCTAATTCTGGGTTTAGGCGAAGCATTACTGAGACAATATGTGTTCCTATTAATTCCGCAGATACAATCCCAGTGAATTTAGGAAAATGCATAGTTACAAATGAAGTGATCCGTAGTTCGACATTACCTATTGACTCTGCTAATTCTGTATTTGTTGATTTATCGAAATACCTAATAAGTCCAATATCTCCTTTTGACATATAGGCACTAGCAAGTATGTGTTGGCCATCGTATTTTTCGACGTAGATATATGCAGGACTATATGCTAATCCTTTCTCTGAAAACAAATCCATACCAGCTACTCGAATTTTACAGAGACTGGATTCGTACGGGCTCCATTTAACATTTTGAACATCGAGTAATCTCATGTTATCATACACCCACCGATGCTTAGGATACCTTTCCCAGCACTCGATATCATCTTTTGGAATATCTAAATCTTCTATTTTTCTTTGCATAAAATTCCTTACATGTATTCCTTGCCACCGGGATGTTGTTCTTTCAATCTCTTGTTTATTATTTTTACTGTAATTTCGCGATCTTCAAAACTCATTCCCCACGCAGAATCTAATTCTATGCCTCCGTGCATAAAATAACATAATTCAATAACTTGTTCTCTTAATGCAGCCGAATCTTTTTTATATGAGTCAAGTAGGTCACCTAATTGTTCGGCTTTAAATACCATCAGTGACCTTATGAAAAATTTACTGGATTAAAGTCAATTTCATTTTCCCATACATATTCGCATTTTTCGCATTTTGCTGCAAATGTGCGCCTAATTCCTATTAGATTTATTTCTGTAATTAAGTTAGAAATTTTATCAAGGCTTCTGTTGTCTATATTTGTTAAAAGTTCTTTTATGTAATCTTTATTAGTTACATTAATATTATTCGATTCATCGACTACCTTAATAATTGAATTTAATATAAGTTCATAAGTGATAAGTGACATTTCCTTAAATGCCTTACTAAATGCAATCATCCTTTCTTGATCTGATATATCACTATTTTCCAGTATCCTTGAAATCTTACTTTGTTCGAACTGTGCATGTAATCCTTTTAGTACATCTGGAAAAGAATGAGGTTTAACAAATATGGTTATTCCGCTGTCAAGATTCACTGAATATTCTGGATCAAGAAATTCCATATTATCGAGTGCGTATTGTAAATCTAACTTAAATGTGCTTGCGGAACCACACTTAGGACATGATAGACTGGTCTCTAAACTATCATTAAATGTTGCATATCGTATTGCTGTGATTAGCGCATCTATATCATTTGTTAGTAATCCTTTTGGATTTTTAATACCAGGGACACAACTTTTCAATACTTCGGTTAACGCTTCGCCGTTTAATAATGCATCTGGGTTTTTAAGAATGAGTTCATCTTTTCCGGTCATCGGCAATATACCCAATTCACCACTATCAGTAAATTGTACTACCTCTGGGGTATAGTATGATGTACCACTTGGGATTTTAAGATACAATTTGAATTGTCTAAAATATTGTTTTAGCGGATTTTGTTGCAATGTTTGTTCCATAATAGTGTCCTGAAAATATTTGATAAATACATAAAGATGTATTCTTTCTCTTATTTATCACGGGACTTAATTAAGTAAAATATGG